AGAAAAAGGTAGCGAAGAAAAAGCGCAAAAGCCCAGTGATAGCAGGGGTTACCACTCCCAAGGAACTTCAAAAGATAATCATGGGCCCAAAGGATTTGGCTCAGATTTTCGGCCTTTCTCCTGATCGCATTTCCCACCTTGCGGACTACGGGATTATCCCCAAGCCCAAAAAGATTGGGCAATACGAGTTTGCCAAATGTGCCGAGCTCTACATCCAATACGTAAAGGATTCCCAGAAAGATATCAGGGTTGAGGCTGGGGACGGCCGGCTCATGACCAAAGCAGAGATCCAGGGAGAACAGGCATTGATCGCTCTTCAGGAAAAGCAAATCGATATTATGGAGAAAAAGAAATCCATTGTCAGGGTTGACCTGGTGGTTTCCCGCTGGAAGGCTCGTATGGTTGAGATTATGAATCATATGATCAGGCTCGTTGATGATATTGTTGATGTCTGCTTTCAGGAAGAAACAAAGCGCATTGCAAAGCGTAGGGTAAAGGAATTAGTCAAAGAGGCTCTGAGAAATATCAAGTCACCGTTACAGGAAAGCGGTCAAAAGATTAAGGATATTGATGAAGACAGCGAATAAAGTTGACCTATCTGCATCAGATGCTCATTTTATTTCCCTCATCGAGGAAGCTGATTTATTGATCAAACCTCCTCCTGATATGTTGATATCGGAATTCGCAGAAAAGCATATTGTAATCCCAGAGGGGAACGCTAAGCCCGGGCCCTACAAAAATTCACGCGCCCCTCAAAACGTTGAGATAATGAACGAGGTTACAAATCCAGATTGCCGGCACGTTGTAGCGTGTATGGCCGCACAGAATGGAAAAACGCAAGTGTTGCTAAACATTCAGGCTTATTACGTTTATCAAGAACCAAAATATCAAATGTTCATGCAGCCTACCAAGGATGATGTCGATAAATACAATGAGACAAAACTTGAGCCGACTATTGAGGCGAACTACGTTCTAAAAAGTAGAATTTCCAAAAAGCGAAGTCTCGAGGGTAAAAATACTAAATACCTTAAGACTTACCCGGGCGGGGCGATCGTCTGCTCATGGTCGAACTCTACCAACTCGCAGCGCGGTATCTCCGCCGCCGTTGTCCTGAAGGATGAGGGTGACGAATACCCTATGACCCCACAAGGCCATTCCGGAAATCTTATAGCAAAAAGAAATACTACTTTTGGTGATGAGGCGATCGAGGTCGATACCTGTACCCCCACCAAAGACGATGGGTATATCTGGCAACTCCTTTTAAGTTCAGACTTTAGAGAGCGGTGGGTCCCCTGCAAGCATTGCGGGGAGTTCTTTGTTTTTGATTTCAAGCAACTTAAATTTGAGCGCAATGAGAATGGTGATGTTGTCGGTGATCCCTGGTATTGCTGTGAGCATAATGGGTGCGTTATCACTGAGGATGATAAGGATTGGATGCTTCAGCGTGGAAAGTGGATTGCTAAAAATGAATTCACGGGGATAGCTGGCTTTCACTCCTCAGCCTTCATATCAACATTTGTAACTTTCAAGAAAATGGCTATGGATTACGTGAAGGGCCTGAAGTCGGGCGATACCGTGAGTTTTTTGAATACTTCCCTGGCCCTGCCGGTGAAGGCAGAATATGGAGAAGAGGTGGATTGGAAAAAACTCTATGATCGCCGGGAAGATTACCCGATCAACATAGTCCCCCCCAAATGCCTATTCTTAACCTGTGCGGTTGACGTACAGAAGGACCGGCTTGAATTGGAGATAAAGGGCTGGGCGCGTGATCAACAGACCTGGGGTATCGATTACCGGGTTATCACCGGAGATCCCAGCGATAGAAAGGATCTTTGTTGGGATAGGCTTGATGAAATCCTTGATGAGACCTTTGATCACGCCAAGTATGATGTATCCCTGAAGATCCGGATGCTGGCCATCGATGCGAGTTATTTACCTAACGAGGTTTGCGCTTGGGCAAAACGCCATAAGAGAAGCGGCCGGGTCCTGGTAGTCCGCGGCCGTGAGAAATTAGAGAGAATCCTCAATAAACCTTCAGATAAAGAGGTAAATAAAAAAGGGAAGGTGGTTAAGCGGGGTGTGAAGATTTGGCGGGTTGGTACCAACGTGGCAAAAGATGAGCTTTTCAAGAGGCTTGAATTTGAGTCCCCCCTCGATGGTGCCGATTTCCCTTTTGGATATTTTCACTTTCCCAGCGTTTACGATGATAATTATTTCAAGGGTCTCACCGCTGAGGTATGGGAGAAGACCAAGACCCGGGGCGGCACCAGCAAAGGGGCATACGTCCCCATCAGGGTAAGGAATGAGCCTATCGACCTATCCAACTATAATCGGGCGGCCTTCATCCATTGCGGCGGGGAGCGGTTCAACGCTCAGCAGTGGGAGGACATGGACAGCCGATTAAAGACCGCTGCGGTACTCGAGCGGGAAGAGGTCTCTGAACAATCGGAAAGATCTGAAAAAACTTTGAAGGCAAAAGAGGCGGTAAAGCCTAAGAAAAAGAAGAAAAGGCGAGATGATCACCTTGGGAGATTAAGAAGGTAGTTGACTTTGTGGCTTAGACTGCTACAGTTTTAAGCGTCCACGGTTCTTTTTCTATTGGAAGAGAACGGCCCCTCCTCCTTTTTGGTCGAGGGGCTTTTTAGGTAGAAGCCCTCATAGGCGAGGCCGTAAAACCTCGTTGTTGCCCCGTAGCGTTAAACGGGGCTCCATTTTGTTCTTTTAAAAATATGCGCATTGACCTCATCGATCTTGGTCATGTAAGGCGCTTTTTATATGCGGGGTCCAGAAAGCAGCATGTTGCTTAATCTGGGTTGCAGAAGGTGAAAGCCTTGCCCCCGCTCCATTTAAGCGTCTCTTAAAGTCGAGCATATCGACTAAAGCTAAGGTAGCCATTCCCGCCAGAGAACTTAGTCGCGGCCAATGACGGTAAAGTGGTAAATTAGCCCCATCTTTTCAGGTGGGGCTTTTTTATTTTATAAATCTTTCAGATTCGCTTGACAGTGTAGCAAGTAGTGCTACAATCCCTGATGTAATTAATTGAGTAATATTTTTTGTTTAACAGGAGAAAGTATGCAAGGTGAAAAACAAAGTCCGATAATGAAGTATTTTCAGTGTGGCCATCTCCCTGCGAAATTACAGGAGGTATCTAAGATCATGCTGGAAACTGCCGAGGACATGGAGGCGTGTCTCCCAGGTGGCCCCGAGAAATCTGCAGGGCTTCGCAAATTGCTAGAAGCCAAGGATTGTTTTGTAAGGGCCGCTTTGCAAGATTAAATTTGCAAACCAACAATAACCCATTAACATAGGAATCACATGATCACAACAATAGCAGCCATCCTCTTCCTGTCAGCCCCGGTATCCATTGATATTCCGGTAGAAGCTAAGTTTCGTGAAGAGTATGCTATTATCGTTGCCTACAATCATGTTGAACCCGTGGAGCTCATCAGTAGGGCAGAAAAATCAACATCCACGGTCACCATTTTTTCAGGCTTCCCTTCAAAGGTCGAATACAAGCCTGGATGTGTTCCGTGTGGGTTAGCGGCTATGGACTACTGATCCGGAGCAAAGCCGAAAGCGAAAAAGACAGCTGCCTTACCCTGAGGTCAACCAACAGGGATTTTTGATCTTCAACAAATCGATATCTGGCAATTACTACACATGCCTACGTGACAGAGTACAGTGGTGTAAAAAGGTGAACGAAGTAGGGGTATAAGTGCAAACCGAATTTCCCTCACTAGAGGTGGCCACAGGTTAGCAAAAATTGCATTGTGCCAGATATCATTCTTATTCAGAAAGCCCCTTTGCTTAAATGTGAAGGGGCTTTTTTAATGCCATAACCCTATATACCGTTGCAATCCCGAGATATACGAGTATATTCTCTATGAATACAACTTTATGAGGTGAATTTATGGCAGCTGATCCGAACTCTGATAAAAATACACCGGCCCTAACAGAAGCCGAATTGGCTGAATTTGCAGAATTGGCCGGGGCTGGCGTCCAAGAAGTTCGGATGGGTGACAGATCCATAAGGATGGCTAGTCTTGACCAAATCAGAAAGGCCCAGGACGGGGCCAAGGCCAGAAAAAAGGGATCCAGATCTCACCGCGCCGCTTTCTCTAAATCAGTTCACAGGACAGACTAATCTATGAATCTCAACTTCAATTCTAGGCTCGATCAATTAGTTTCGTCTTTTTCTCCAAAGTGGGGCATGGGTCGAATTCAAAACAAAATGAAGATAGAGGCCATGCTCAAGGCCCGTAAGATAAATAATTCCCCAAGATCCCGCCGATACGATGGGGCGGCCAAGGGGACTACCATGCAGGGCTGGGAGGGCGCGAACGGCGGCGGCCCTAACTCTGATATTGCTATGGATTTCCGGACGCTCGTTGCCCGGTCTGATGATTTGCTTAGAAATAACGGTAAGGCCACCAATGCCCAAAGGATCTGGACTGAAGGTCTTATTGGTGATGGTATGGTCGGTGAGATCAAGGCCGTTAAGGGTCCTCAGCAAGATCGTCTGATAAGAAATCGTACTGAGCTCTGGGAAGCCTGGACATCGAATGCCCTGGAAATAGACCATGCTGGGGTTGAGGATTGGAACGGTCTTCAGGCCCTTATTACCGATTGCTGGTTTTCTGGGGGCAATACTCTGGTGGTTCGCCGCCGCACAAACGAGAATTCAACCGTCCCCATGAGAATTCAGGTCATAGAAGGGGCACAGCTGGACACATTCAAGACCCAGACTAACGATGATGGCTCGACCGTCACCCAGGGCGTCCAGTTCTCAAAGGCTGGAAGAATTCAGGGTATTTGGGTATTAAATCAGCACCCAGGCAGCTCCCGAATAAATTTCTTCTCAACGGTAAAGCAGAGCACTTTCTTTGCATGGTCTGAGATAATTCATGTCTTCAGTACCCGCCGCGCCGGCCAGGCGATCGGGGTCCCCCGTCTATCAAATACGATATTGACCATGAAGGATGCTGATGATTGGGAATACGCCAAGCTAAAACAACAAATGATAGCCTCCTGTTTCGCCGCCCTGATATCTGGGGAGTCTGAGGACAGCGTTGATGATGGTAATCCCCAGATCAGCCAGGATGATTTAATTGACAGGATGTCCCCCGGGATGATCGAATATATCGGCCTTGACAGAACCGTCGAGACCCTAACCCCTCCCAATGCTGATAAGGGTACTGAATTCCTCAAGGCCCTGGACCATAAAATGGCGGCGGCCGTAGGTGTCACCTATGAGGATCTGACAACCGATTTAAAAGATACAACTTTCATCTCTGGGCGCCTGGGCCGTATCCGTCAAAACAAGATGCTTAAGCGCGAGAGAAAAACCGTCTATATCCCCAAGTGTCTCAACCGGGTTTACCGCTGGTTTGAGGAGGCGGCGATTATATCAGGCGCTCCCATGGGCTTTACAAAAATGGAATGGACTATTCCCGTTCCAGATCTCACCGATCCAAAGGCCGAGGGTGATGCTATCAATGACAGCGTTCGGCGCGGGTATATCTCCGATCAAGATGCTATTAGAAAATATGGCAGTAATCCCGATGAGATTATCAAGGATAAAGCGGCTTGGAATGCCAAGACCGATGAGAAGGGTATAATTCTCGATTCAGACCCCCGCTATATTTCGGGAGCCGGACAGCTTCAGAGCGTCAATGATGCCGCTGCCAAGGAAGCCAACACCAAAGAGGCCAGGAAGGCCCATGATTCCGGTGAGGCTTGGCTCGGTAAGGTTGTCAATGATGATGGTAGCGCCGAAATATGGCGAATTCAGAAGGGCATGAAGCCCGAGCACGTATCAACTATTGAGAAAAAATAGGAGTTTTACCGATGTCAGATACCGAAAGAATACAGCTTACAAATACAGCCTGGACCCTTATCGCGCCCGATGGCTCTAGTGGTTCATGGACCAAGGAGTGTGCAAGCGCCATTCAGATTGCAAAGGCTGGATCCCTCCCCGCCGCCTCGTTTAACGATGGCCATACGGTTAGTGAAAATGGAATCACAAACATGACCACCATCACCCTTGCGGCCGGTGAAATCCTCTATGCAAAATCTTCCAAGCCCGTTGGCTCCGTTGTGGTCTCCATAAACGCATGATCCAGAGACGGCCGGCTATTGGTCCACTCCCTTCCTCTGGGTTTGTTCCTGGGGCATTTATTGGGCCTGTGCCTGGTGGTGATGTCCGATGGACTCCCGCAGAAATAACAACCGGCGCATGGTACGACCCTAGCGACACCGATACAATTTCTGATTCAGGCGGAAAGGTGTATCAACTCGACGACATAGGAACAAGTGGTCTACAGCACATGGTACAGGCTTCTGGCGCATCACAGCCCACAACGGGAACCCGCACTTTAGGAAGCAATAACATACTAGATTTTCAGGGTATTGACTTTTTAGAAAAAACACTATTCCAAGTCTCTCCATCTGGCAATAATTCAGTCTATATGGTCGCCGAAATAGACTCTGTTGCCAGCGCAAACGCTTCTATATGGTCAATGAATAATTTAAATGACTACCAGTTTAAGGCTAACACCACCCCAGGCTTTAACGGGAATGTAAATGTTGCAGGCATAGGTAGTTCCGTATCTTTGACAGACCCCCCGCATAATGGGCCGAGTATATACAATCTAAATTTTGATTTTTCCGGGCTAGGCGCGTATAACGCATTTATTGACGGAATACAAAGAGCCCCCGACACATCGTATA